GCAATGTTATATGTTACCTAACCGGGAGATGTTAGATCCTGTAGATAAAAAAGACGGTAAACGGATAGCCATGATTAGGTATGTGGGGAAAAACCGTTTTGTGTTTCCAGAGTTTTATGGGGATTGGCATTACAGCTGTGCCCCTGCAATATGGGCCGCCATTGATGAACTCAGTCTTACAACACGTAACGGAGCGTCGATTCGTAAATGGTTAAAGAAGAAAGGAGTACGTTCCCTCGGGTCACTTAAGAAAGAAAAGGGCGACGACGGTAAGTGGCATTACCCCAAAACAAAGCCCGGAACTTTTATACATCATATCAAGGATGTTGAAGACGACTTTTGGAATAGACGTTTTAAAGTATATGGACAATGGAAGAAGGATTGGTACAACGCCTATTTAAAGAAAGGTAGTTTCACAACCTTAACTGGTTTTGAAATTGGAGGGATACTTAGAAAGAACGAGGTAATCAATTACCCGGTACAGGGAGTTGCCTTCCATTGTTTGTTGTGGAGTTTGATTCGTATAAGTAAGCTCCTTAAAAAGTACAGAATGAAAAGTTTGATTGTGGGACAAATACATGATAGTATCGTGTCCGATGTAGTGATTAAGGAATTGCAAGACTATCTGGAGATAGTACACACAGTAATGACAAGAGACATCAAAAAGTATTGGCCATGGATTATAACACCACTTGAAATCGACGCCGAGGCTGCCCCGCCTGGGAAAAGTTGGTTTGAGAAAGAGGAGATTCAAATATGAAAAAGCAACAAAAGGTTGTACCTATAACACAACGAATATATAATGTGTTAAAAGAAGATGGAGGTGTTGTCAGTGCCGCGGTTATCGCTGGCCTTTTGGGAATAGAAGATCATGGACGGCTTTATACTGCTTTCTGTGTATTGGTGGATGAAGGTCGTATTTTAAAATCACGATCAGGGTACCGTCTACCTGGCGTAGACAATATTGAATGAAAGGCAAACAATGTTAAGAGTCAAAGTGACAAAAACGAATATCGGAATCTTATTACGAAATAACGCAACAGAAGGTGTGTATGGCGAAGTCAAAAGAACGTTTGGAAGTTTTAACTCCTTCTACCCAAGAGTAGGTATGGTGTTTGGTGTGGACTTTTTAAAAATACTTAATATAGTGATGCAGCTTACTTATGCCCAGGTTCCTTTCATTTCAATATACACAATTGATGATAAAGAAAACATAACATTCGAAGTGCTGGCACCCTAAGATAATAAGAAAGGTTTCATGTATGAAAAAAGAAATTGAACTATATAAATTATATCGACCAAAGACATTCAAGGAAGTGTTAGGACAGAAGGCTGCATTGTCGGCACTCAGCACATTGATAAGCCTTGGTAAGGTACCACGTGCATTGCTTTTCACTGGCCCGAGCGGTTGTGGCAAAACAACGCTGGCCAGAATACTGGCACGGAAACTCAAGTGCGGTTTGCGATATGACCTCCAGGAATTTAATACTGCAAACTTCAGGGGCATTGATACAGTCAGGGGCATCAGCTCTTGTATGCACATGGCTCCCATTGAAGGTCCATGCAGAATATGGATCATCGATGAAGCCCACAAAATGACAGGCGATGCCGGAGACGCCATGCTCAAAATCCTGGAGGATACGCCTGGGCATTGCTACTTCTTTCTTTGCACAACCAATCCTCAAAAACTATCAAAGCCTATCCGTACTCGGTGCACGGAAATTGCTGTAAAATCATTGTCCTCTAAGGACATTGAAAACTTGATCCTCGAAACGTGCAAGAAGGAAAAGAAGAAATTACCGGAAGATGTCGTGGAAGCGATTGTGGATTGTTGCGAAGGCTCAGCACGGAAGGCGATGGTATTTTTACATTCAGTAATCGAGATGGACGATGAAGATGATATGTTGGAACTGATACAGCCTCCAACAATGGAAACGGACAGTATTGAAATTGCCCGGGCCTTAATCAACTCCCGTACCAATTGGACAACGATGGCTAATATATTGAAGGGATGTGATTTAAAGGAAGCCGAGGGCATTCGTCGTTTAGTAATGGCCTATACCAGCAAGGTTATGTTGGGCGGCGGGAAGAACTCCGGGCAATGCTTTGCAATACTATCCGCATTCGAAGAGCCTTTCTATAACAGTGGACAGGGTGGCCTGATGAGGGCCTGTTACGAAGTAGTGGAAGGGGGTGAGTAACATAAAAGAAAAATTTAATAATTATTGAGGCTGGTCGGCGATAATATAATGTAGAGTGTTACATACAATATAATAGAAAGGTGATGGATAATGGAACAAATTGTGGAACTTGATTTAAACCAACTGGATACGGATTGGGTGCGACAGCCCAAGCTGTATTACAAGTTTGCTGAAATGCTGGCCCATGCGAAAGCAAAAGTTGACGTTGCTAAGGCATTGCTAGAAGTAACGGTAGCAGAGTTGGATGGGATGATACGAAGCAACCCGGAAAAGTACAAACTTGAAAAGGTAACAGAGTTGATGGTCCGCAACGCGGTGACATTGCACAAGAAACATAAACGGGTCACAATGGAATACAATGAAGCCCGTCACGAAATGTATGTATTGCAAGCCGCTGTCAATACACTGGACCATCGCAAGGCGGCCCTGGAAAACTTGGTACGGTTGCAGGGACAGAACTACTTCAGCACTCCCCAGGCAACTACCGAAAATGCCCAAACTGCAAAGAGGGGCCTGGGTGATAAGCGGCGTCGCAGGGCCCGGGATAAAGAAGGGAGTAAGAAATGATTAAAACCGCCCTTGTGTTACTCATTGCATTGCCTCTGCTTGCATACTTCTGTACGAAGTTTGCTATGTACGGGTATTACAGGGCAAAGAAATTATACGAAGAAAAAAACAGTTAGACAAAGATTCGAATCTTTAATTTATTTTTAGGAGAACCTTAAATGGGAAAGCGTAAGAAGCGTAAGAAAAGACAAGTGGTAGCACGCAAGCGAAGGGAAACCGGCGGTAGTGGATTGTTTACACTGCCCAAAGGTGTGGAAGACTTCGTTGTAAAAACTACCGGCACGATGAAGATTGATGTGATACCGTACGAAGTCGGCGAGGGCAACCCCAAAGCCGACAAGGGCGAACTGTACATGGAACGGACGTTCTGGGTACACAGGAGCGTTGGTGTTAACGACGCTTGGGTGGTGTGCCCTGCGAAAACGGCAAACAAGCCGTGCCCGGTATGCGAGTTTGTCAACAAGATGAAGAACAGTGACGATGCCGACGACGAAGATACCGCCAAGACCCTTAAGGTATCGGAACGGATGCTCGTTAATGTCCGCGACCTTAAATCGAAAAACAAGAAGGTCATGGTCTGGCATGTCAGTTACGCCTACTTCGGACGGGCGTTGGACAGTGCATTGGAAAGCGAATTCGAAGGTGATGACGACAACATGGATACGTTTTACGATCCCGATGATGGATTCTCGTTGCGGCTGTTAGTCGAAACAGGATTCGAAGGGAGAGGCTATTCCGTTTCCCGTGTTGATTTCAAACCTCGCAAAGACACATTGTCCGATGAGATCTTAGATGAAGCCGTATGTCTGGATGAGATTTTGGAAGTCAAGTCATACGATGAAATCAAGGATATGTTGTACGGCGAAGAAGCCGAAGAAGAAGAAGCCGACGACGACGACGCCGAAGAAGGCGACGATGACGACGCCGAAGAAGGCGACGACGAAGAATGGGATGACGATGACGACGCCGAAGAAGGAGACGATGATGAAGATGCGGATGATGGCGACGATGACGACGATCCCGAAGAAGATGATGATGCGGACGATGATGATCCCGAAGAAGATGGCGATGATGATGGCGACGAAGATGGCGACGAAGATGACGATGATGATGATGGCGACGACGCCGACGACGACTGGGACGACGACGATGAAGAAGAAGAAGAGTTGACTCCCAAGCAGAAGAAAGCCGCCGCCAAGAAAGCCAAGGCTGAAAAAGAAGCCAAGGCCGCCAAGAAGGCCAAGAAGGACAAGAAGTCAACTAAGAAGTCAACTAAGAAATCATCGAAGAAGTCCTCCAAGAAATCGTCGAAGAAGTCCTCCAAGAAGACTTCTAAGAAACGGAGGAAAAAATAATTTCCATCTGTTATAGTTATATACCTTTAACCTAAAAAACATTACACAACAGAAAGGAGCTTTGACTTAAAAAGTCGGTAGCGGATAACAGGCTCACCCATAAAACCGCTGCCGGCTTTTTTATTTTAAAAACATGGACATTGAAGAAGTCAAAAGGATGATGAAGATGAAAAAGAAAAAGAAAACAAAATTAACCGGTGCCGATTTCCTCAGTACTGGGAGTACATTACTCAACTTAGCCCTCACTGGAAAACCCAAGTGCGGGTTTGTTGTTGGTAAATACCACCTCCTCGTGGGGGATTCAGCCAGTGGTAAAACATGGCTAAGCTTAACATGCTTGGCAGAAGCTGCTACGAAAAAACGATTTAAAAATTATCGTTTTATATTCGACAACTGCGAAGACGGAGCTTTGATGGACATCGAACGATACTTTGGCAAACGTGTTGCTAAGCGTTTGGAGCCTCCTGCAACCGATAACAATGGGATGCCTGTGTACTCCAGTACTATTGAAGAGTTCTATTATCACATAGACGACGCCCTCAGTACGGGCGGCTCTTGTATATACATATTGGACTCAATTGATAGTTTGACCAGTAAGTCGGAACGGGAAAAATTCCACGCACAAAAGAACGCCCATCGAAAAGGAAACCAAACAGCCGGCAGCTTTGGGGATGGGAAGGCTAAGGTCAACTCAGGGTTCATCCGTGATGTAATTGGGAAGTTGAAAAAGACAAACTCCATTCTAATCATCATTAACCAGACCCGGGATAACTTGGGTTTTGGTTTTGAAACAAAAACTAGATCGGGGGGAAGGGCACTCCGGTTTTACGCATGTCTCGAAATATGGAGTAGTATCAAACAACGTATTAAGAAAACAGTACGAGGGAAGAAAAGACAACTGGGTATCATGTGCAAGATATTAGTTAAGAAAAATAGAATAACTGGACAAGAAGATAATGCAGTTATTATTCCCATATACCATTCGTCGGGGATAGACGATGTTGGAAGTTGTGTGTCCTTCTTAATTGAAGAGGGGCACTGGAAAAAAGCTGGGAACAAAATAAACGCGAAGGAATTTGACTTCAAAGGAACGGAAGAACAAATCGTTCGTAAGATTGAAAAGGATAATTTGGAAAATGACTTAGTCTCTATTGTCGGTGATGTATGGGATGAGATACAACAGGCAGAAAGAGATGCAGTAAAAAGAAAGAGAAGGTACGAATAAATGAGTCTAAGAAAGATAAATTTAAAAACGGGTGACAATACATGCAAAGTAAAGGAACTGGAACGTGGTGACTATTTCGTTGTTCCCAGTACCGGTACATTATATAGAATGATACACAGCAATCAGCCCATCAAAGGTTATACGTATCCAATAGTGGAAGTCGGGACTGGCGAACTGAAACCGGACTTCAACAGGGAAGAACGGGTTCTAAAAATAACTGTCGACATCGTGGAGGTGTAATTATGAAAGGCATTCGTCATTTACGACTCAAAGGAAACGATGGCATGGTCGTAGCGGATACCCTTGTACAAGGCTGCTACTTTACACAATGTGAAAAATTGTTTCGTGTCATAAACCATGTTGCAGGTAGGGAACAAATGACAGTACTGGATGTGGTGAAGTGTGAATTACGTGATTTCGATACCAATTTTTATGTTAGAGAAATCAATGTCGATATAACAGAGGTATAAAATGACAATCAAAATAAACCGTGAAGATGACAGGCCGGGACTCGTGGCGGCTAAAAATTTAAAACATGGGGATAGCTTTTGGTACTGCGGTAGTCTTTTTCGCATGATCAGTTATCCTGGTGGTAAAGGAAGAAAGAAACTGTGTGTGTTAAATGAGAAACAAAGCTTAGTCGATTACAGTTTTCCAATGGACACAGAAGTCGAAGTGGTAGATGTAAATATGGAAGTATTTGTACAGGAGTAAAAATGAGTTTAAGAAATATAAGTTGGAAACATGAAGACGGCACGTGCAAAGTGAAGGAACTGAAATGCGGTGACTTTTTCATCCTTCCTACTACCGGTATATTATATAGAATGATATACAGTGAGGTCCCTGTTGCTGGGCATTCATATCCAATAGTGGATGTAGAAACTGGCATACTGAAACCAAACTTCAACAGGGATGCAGTTGTATTGCCGGTCACTGTCGACATTGTGGAGGTATAAAACAATGAACAAAACCTGGTTGATATTAGATACGCCCTACTTGTGTCACAGGGCAAAACATTCAACACCCGAACTCCAACACGAGGGAATGAGTACGGGGATCCTTTATGGTGTGCTGAGGGATATATTAACTTTGCAACAACAATTCCAAACTAAGCACATCGTCTTTTGTTGGGACTACGGTTTTGGGTTACGGAAGACGTTGAATATAAACTACAAAGCCAATCGCGTGCCCAGTACTGATCCAGTCACAGTGGAATTTGAAACAGAGTTCCGGGAGCAAATGAATAAGCTCCGACAACGGTACTTGCCTAAGATAGGATTCAGAAATGTATTCTATCAAAAGGGGTACGAGGCCGATGATATAATTGCAAGTATATGTCACAAGCTCCCCAAAGACGAATATGGTGTTATTGTATCAGGGGACCACGATATGTATCAGTTGCTATCCCCAAACATCTCTATATACAAACCCGGTAAGGGCACCTACACGGCACGCAATTTCAAAAGGGAGTTTGGGATACCAGCAAAGCACTGGGTGTATGTAAAGGCCCTTGCTGGTTGCAGTTCCGACAACGTCAAAGGCATACAGGGCGTCGGAGAAAAGACTGCAATCAAGTACATGAAAAAACAACTTAACAGAACTCACAAGGTGTATGCACGTATAAAAGCGGAGAAGGATGCGATGCTTAAAACAAATGTACCCCTTGTCCGTCTTCCGTATAAAGGCGTTGATACATTTAAGTTGAGGGATGATAAAGTAACCCAAAAGGGTTGGGATAATGTTTGTGATGCGTTGGGTATGAAATCGTTACGTGACAAACATGCAAAAAGAAAGGTGAAAGGCGATGCTCCTCTTATGTAAAGCGTGGATTATTTGTGGGATTGTATTTTTCATATTAATGCTTATTGTTAATAAGCGTCGAAAGAAAAGAAGGAAGAGTTTTATAATGCAGTTAATTTTCTGTGTAATCCTAGCACCGGCTATGCTGGTCTATTGGATGTACAGTATCTGCAGAGAATATCGTAAGTACCAAGAAAAACATAAAGGATATGACAAATGAAAACAAAAAAGAAAAGTGAAAAGGTAAGAGTAAGTTGCCGGACATGCAAACACGAGGATAAAATAACCCTGGCACCGGGGAAACCCGCTACGTCGATACCTTGTCCGGTATGTAACAAACATACACTTCGTCGCCTGAAAATGGTATGGGAGTAATACAATGTGTAACGACGTGAAGATTGGTCCTATGTGTGAGGGCGTTGAAGAAGTGTTAAGTAAGAAAAGTTTAATAGACGATCTGTACGAACAGATGGAAAGGATAGCACAATACTGTGTAAAAGTCAACAAGGGACAACCCCCATTAAAGCAGGTTGTTTCCATAGGCATGGACATGAGCCTTAATTATGCACTTGCGGTAATATACGATATTGTTCGTAGATCATTGGAACGCCGCGAGGATAAGGATGGGTTTGTTATACACAAAGAAAACCCCAATCGCTTTGAAAGAAAAATCAAAGTGGAATTGTTGGCGGAACAATTGAAAGAAGCCCAGGCAAGTCCGATTAAAATAACTTGTAAGTGCTGCGAACGAAAAATTGTATCGTGGGCCATGTTTCGTTGTTACTATTGTGGGTTGTGGTTTTGTCTGGGATGTGCTCCTAAGCATTTTGGCGGACCGCGTCCTAAAGATTTTCTTATAGAAAAAGTGAACAGTGGAAGGAGTAAGAATGGACAGTGATAAAGTTGGTGCGGTGTTGATTATCTTTCTCATATTCGCAGTTGGAGTAATGGCTGGGTATGCCTTCCAAGCTGGGATGACGATAAGTATAGATGATATCATGGACCAGGAAATTATCGAATACAGGGATGTTCGATACAAATTAATTGAAGTTGAAAGGCTTCATATTGAATGGAAAAGTGTGGAAGGAGTGGACTGTGAGTAAAGAAACCGTTGAAGAGATGTTAGCGTGGATGAGAAAAAAGCATTGTGAGTGTGACCCTGATACGGGGCATATATGTGTGACGTGTAATCTTCTTGACGATGTTATTACAGAACGCAAACAATTTGCACGTATGAAGGAAGTAACAAAAAAAGTATTGAATGCTATTATGTCGTACCCCCTCTACATATATCAGAATGGTAAAACTGGATGGCGTTGTTCAGTATGTGGAAGGTCCGATCGAAATCCAAACACAATGAAACACAATGACGGATGTGCTTATGCCGAAGCCATCCTCATTATTAACCCAAAGGATATAAAATGAATTCAATCATTTCTATAATGGAAAAAAGAGTGACACCTTTATTAAGGTTAGTGAGGCAATGCAATGAGTGTATTGACAGATTAGAAGAAGAAGGATTCAAAATCGAAATCAAAGCAGCAGGTACGTGGGTGTCGTTGCGACAGTGTACAAAAGATTTTGCTGACAGTACGGTAGAGGAAGGTGCCTTGATAGGGGACTCTAATTATGTTGTACATATCCAACCGTTCCAAGCTATCTTGGTTAAGATAACAGCAGAACTGAAAAGACTATTTGACGAAAAGTATCAAATAGACATACGTGTATTACAGATTGGGTTTGGAAGATCCCTGATTGTTGATAGAATGAGTGTTGTTATTTTTCCGTGCAAAATTACAATCGAAGACGAAGTGGAAGAAGAAGAGGTGTACCCCGATGATGAAGAATAAAAAGAAAAGAAGAAAAGGTCAAGGCAAAGGCAGTAGTTTCGAACGGGAGATATGCAAACTGTTAAGCCGTTGGTGGACGAATGATAAACGGGACGACGTGTTCTGGCGTACGGACGGAAGCGGTGCCAGGGCCAAGACTCGCAGTAAAACAAATCAGTCCACGTTCGGTCAGTGTGGAGACATACAAGCTAGCGATCCTATTGGACAACCGTTGATAGACTTATGCACTATCGAATTGAAACGGGGATACAAAAACGATACGCTTATGGACCTGCTGGATAAAACAGAACGTATGAAGGTACAGGGATTCGAAGATTTTATTTTGCAGGCCAGGCAAGACGCTAAAAATGCCGACAGTAAATTTTGGGTTGTTATAACTAGACGCAACCAAAGGGAAGCACTTGTAACTATACCCATATCTTTTTATAAGGTTTTACGGGAGTATCACACAAAGCATTTAATTTCCACGTGGAGTCCTGCATGTAGTATGCGGTTATGTGTACGCCCTTATGATAAGAATATAACTAAGTGGACGGATAAAAAAGGTAAGAAGCACACCAAGACAGAAAAGATTATTTTAAAAACCGTGCCTTTGACTGTAATGTCCTTTCCCTTGTCTGTCTTTCTTGAAATTGTGGATAGGAACATAATTGAAGATTTAAGAGAACGGTATGTATAAATGGACATCACTAAGAAAAAAGCTAAGCAATTGTTCAAGTTAGTCGATCAGTGGACAAGGGAAGAGATAATGGCCAGGCTGGGCGACTATGATCCAAGTGGATTGGGTTTTGCAGATCATTACATATACAAAATAAGAATAGAAGAAAAGATACGGAAGTTAGTTTATGGGACCGATGATTTGGTTGCTATAGGCTTAGCAAATGGTTTGTTAAAACCGAGAACGAAATCGAAACGTACAAAACCAATAAAAAGAAAGGTAAAGAAAAATGGATCTAACAGTGGAAAAGGAAAGCGACGGAAGAAGAATAATCGAATTAATGGTGGCAATCTTTTTTAACAGGTTGACCAAAAAAGAAATGGAAGTGGTTGAAAAAATAAGAAACAAAATGCCTATGTTAATAGGTGAGTACAATGCTTTAAAAGCAATTGCTTACAAACGGCGTATATTATAATTATGAATAAAACTAATAAGACAAAACTACTTAATGGTGATTGCCTAGAGTTGATGGAAGGTATAAAGGATGGTTCTGTAGATATAACAATCACATCACCGCCTTATGATAACATGAGAGATTATAAAGGATATAATTTTAATTTTAAAGGAATAGCGGAGCAATTATATAGAGTAACTAAAAATGGAGGGGTGGTTGTTTGGGTTGTCGGTGATGCAGTAATAGATGGTAGTGAATCCGGGACATCGTTTGAACAAGCCTTGCATTTTAAAGATATCGGATTTAATTTACATGACACGATGATATATATGAAAAAAAATCTAACACAACCTTCTGTGAATAGATATTTTTCTAGTTTTGAATATATGTTTGTTTTATGTAAAGGAAAATTAACAACATTTAACCCTTTAAAAGATCGTATAAATAAATCTGTTGGTAGAGTACATCTAACAAATCAAATAAGAAAAAAAGATGGATCAATAAATGTTAGAAAAGGACGTCATATAACTCCTAAGCATGGAATGAGATTTAATGTATGGGAATACAATGTAGGAACCGGGCAATCAACAAAAGACAAATATGCTTTTGAACATCCTGCCATATTCCCAGAGAAATTAGCTGAAGACCATATTTTAAGTTGGAGTAATGTGGGGGATATTGTTATGGACCCTATGATGGGTTCGGGCACTACTGGAAAAATAGCCGTGTTAAATAATAGAAATTTTATAGGTATTGAAATATCCGAAAAGTACTTTGCTATAGCTCAACGACGAATAAAACAAGCTAAGAAAAAACAACAATCCATGCTTTTTTAAAAGGTGCTTTAATGTTAAAACAATTGAAAATTAAATTCTTCCAAGTCCATAAAAAAATAGTAATAGACTTTGATAAACACATCACCACCATTATTGGTCCTACCGATGGGGGCAAGTCTACTATCATATGGGCATTGCATTGGGTGGTGATGAATAAACCCGCCGGGGATAATTTTATCACACACGATGAAGATCGTACTGCGGTACAGGCTGTTCTCTCTGATGGAACCACTGTCACCCGTATAAAATCCAGAATAGCAAACAAAGAAAACAAATACAAACTGGGTAAGACGGTATTTAAAAGTTTTGGAAGTGACGTGCCTTCTCAAATACGAACGACATTAAATATGTCATCATTAAATTTCCAGGGACAATTTGATGCCCCGTATTGGTTCAGTCAATCTGCCGGGGAAGTTAGCCGTCAGTTAAATGCAATCATTAACCTGGGAGTGATAGACAGCTCCCTTTCAAACATTGCAAGTGAAGTACGTGACACAAGGACAGTCATTGGGATTTCGGAAAAAAGAATTGATAATTTCCAAGAGGAAAAGAAACAACTGGCCTTCGTTAAGAAAATGGATATGGACTTAATAGCTGTTGAAAAATTGTATGCTGACCTTGCAGAAACAAAAAATAGTTTTGAACAGCTGGCACTTGTCCTTGAAGAGTGTGTACACTTTGGACTGGAGAAAAAACAAAACTTACAATTCCACCATGATGGAATGGCTGTTATAGAAAGTCGACAGTCCTGCGATACTCTTAGCAAGGACATAAAAGAGTTGACCACCTTAGGACGTGAGATCATACATAACCAACGGGTAGTGCAAAACGTCCCAGCTGGTTTTGAAGATATAGAAGAGCTTCATACGGAGCTGCAAAAAATGAAGGATGGATTACAGGCCTTTGATGAACTGCTTGAAGATATGCAAACCGCGTCAAGGGAAAACACAATACACAAAGTCAATTATGATAGTTTATATGATGAGCTGATGTTACAGAAAGCTTGTCCAATTTGTGGAAACGAGATGGGAGATGATGATGGAAGATAAAGTAGTAGCAATTTTTTGTTCCGATTTACATTTTAGTTTGACGCCGCCCGTGTTCCGTTCAAACGAGAACGACTGGTTCGCAGCTATGAAACGATCGTTGAATGAACTGGAAAAGGTACAGGCAAAGTATGGAGGTGTTCCTATATTCTGTGCCGGGGATATATTCGATATATGGAATAGCCAACCGGAGTTGATTAACTTTTTACTTCAACACCTACCACCGAAATTTTATTGCATCCCTGGACAACACGATCTCCCGTATCATGATTACGGTTCAATTGCCCGAAGTGCTTACTGGACGTTGGTGTCTGCCGGTGCCGTAGAACACTTAGACAGTCCTACCACAGTGACTATGGATTCCTTCGGAAAAGGAAAGAGGGGTTTGTGCATACATCCATTCTCGTTCGGCCAAACAATAAAACCCAACACAGATGATGCTGATAGCCTTCACGTGTGCCTGGCCCACCAATATGTATGGACGGGTGGCAACAGTTATCTAAAAGCACCACCGGATGCTCATGTTACCAATTTGGGTAAGTGTTTGAAAGATTATGATATTGCGGTGTTTGGGGATAACCATATAAGCTTTGAAACTGCGGTACACACATCAGCAACCTCCAGTACATTGCTTTTCAACTGCGGTTCGTTTATGCGAAGGGCAAGTGATCAAATAGCCTACCGTCCCAGAATAGGACTATTGACAAGCGGTCGCCAGTTTATTACACACCGAATGAACATAAAGAGGGATATGTGTTTGGTTAAAATTGAAGCCAGTGGTTTGAAATCAAATGACGACATTAATGAGTTTGTGAAGGCACTGGAAGGATTGGACAGTGACGACTTGGACTTTGTGGAAGTCGTGAAACAGTACATGAAAACGAAAGACGTATCTCAAGAAGTACGGGTATTAATTATGAGGATGATGAGCACATGAAAAAAGTAACAGATTTTATCGCGTTGAAAAGAAGAGTTGAAATGGCAAAGGCAAGTGCCGATAAGGCCGCCGGTGCTCTTTCCCTGTTGAAAAAGGATTTGCAAAAGAAATGGGGATGCAAAACTATCGGAGAGGCCAAGAAGAAAAAAGAAGGGATGCAGACACAGTTAGACAAACTGCAAAAAGAGTTCGACGAACTCATGGCCACTTTCGAAAAGGAATGGGGTGGAAAGTTAGATGAACTTAACAGCAATTAGAAAAAGTGTAGACAAAGTAAAACAGGAACGTGCCCTCGTCCTAAGACAAATAAAAGACGAGACCGCCCAGCTTGAACATTATAAGCAAGTATATAGTAATGCTGAGGAAGGACAGCAGTTACTGCAAACAGCGGCCCAGGCTGTCCAGCAACAGGCACACAAAAAGATAGCCGCTGTTGTTACTCGATGTTTGGAGACTGTATTCGATGAGCCTTACGAATTTAAAATACACTTTGAAAGAAAGCGGGGCAGAACAGAAGCCCGTCTAGTGTTTGAACGTGACGGCTACGAAATAGATCCTATAACTGCCTCCGGTGGGGGAGTGATAGATGTCGCGGCGTTTGCTTTGCGGCTAGCATGTCTAATACTGAACAAGCCCAGACTTCGTAAGGTGATGCTCCTGGACGAGCCTTTTAAGTTTGTCAGTGCAGAGTATATTCATAATGTACGACACTTGTTAGAAGGGTTGTCCAAAGATTTCAAAGTACAGTTTATTATCGTAACACATATTGAAGGATTGAAAACTGGAAAGATAATTAGGATAGGGAAAACAAAGCCGATGGCTCACGGTCCTGAAGTGTACGTAGTCACTAAAAGATATGTAGAAAGGAAACATAAAAATAATGAATAAGTTTTTAACGCCGTGGTGTACGTGGCATCAAGTAGGCATTGATGATATCGACAATACCGGAGAGCAGCTTCTTTGCTGTGCTCACTTAGTCGAGGCCCGGTGTTTTGTTTGTCGCTACACACCTGATGATATTATAAACGGGATGATACATTCCAAAGATGGATTTAAAGACCAGGACTTCGAGCCCATCCCTCAGGGCATTGCAGTATGGCAAGAACTCAAACAAAAAGAAAAGGAGTAAACAATATGGAACCAATGAAAGAAGGCGTAGCGGTCGTTGGGTATTATACCAAGGGCACTATATATGAACCCATGGCCCGGACGTTGGTGAAGAGCCTGGAGAAATTTTATCCGCACTATTTTATAGAAGGGATAGATAACCTTGGCAGCTGGTGGGCAAACACACAATACAAACCCACCTTCATCAAAAGTATGTTGGAAACACTTCCAAAGGATATAGACATCGTGTACGTCGATGTTGATGCAGAGTTTTTACGAGTGCCATGGGCGTTCAAGGATTGGTACAACGATCCCGGGATGGAGCTCGGGGCTTATATGTTTGATCGAAGTGAATACAAACACAGCGAAGGTGGCAAAGAACTTTTAAGCGGTACCGTTTACTTTGCCAACACTGAATGGGTAATGGACATTGTATGTGCTTGGGAACAACAATGCGAAAGCAACCCCATGACGTTTGATCAAAAGTGTTTGGAAGAGGTGTTACAAGAACAATGCGGTAGGTTCCCCGGCTTTCGTTGCAAAACTATCCCACCGGAATACATAAAAATATTCGACAGAATGAATCACTTAGTTACTGATCCAGTAATTACACATTATCAAGCTAGCCGAAAAGCAAAACGGGCTGGCGGCTTGTTTGATACAAAATAATACTCTCATTTTCATCTCCTCCTAGATGGGCTGGCGGTTTGCACTTGCATCGTCGGCCCATCCCTTTTTTTGCCTGCATACTATACAACACATATCAACCCCCCGTATTTGCCGAGTAATACTTGCAAGGCATAGGCAAATCAAGCGGATCAGGGCTGCCCGAGGGCGTTTATACGTCAAACCCCCAAAGTGCCTTAGACGCCGTCTGGGGCAGTCTAACAGGGCAGCCCTATATAACGAGGCGTATTGTGGGGGGAGTCCTGGGGGTTCTTATTGTAATGAGGCGTATATGGGG